GAACCACCTGATCCGGCGGCGCGCCGATGAATTTCTCGGCGGCGCGATACTGCTCGGTCAGCTTTTCCGCCAGCGACTTCGGATTGGAGACGTCATAGCCCTTGTTCTGCCAGAAGCCGAGCATCTCCGGCGCGGTGCCGTCGTGCCATGCGGGGGTCGGCGTTGGGATCGGTGTCGGCGTTGGGATCGGTGCAATCGTGGTAATGGTCGTGTCAGTCATCGCCTTGTGCTCCTATAGCGGGCTTGGTGTAGCGCTCGACCAATTGCTCCGGGGTGAGGTCGAGATGATCACGGATCCGGAGATAAACTTCGCGGCGGCCTTCCAGCACGAATGTCTTGTCGCGCTCGCCCGGCACCACACAGGTCTCGCGCGCGCGGCAGAACGGCGTGAGATCGAACAGCACCGCTTCCCCCGCCGGACTATTGAACGCGAGCTGATAGGCCCGCTTGCGGTCGGCCATGATCTGCAGCAATTCGTCCGGCGTCACATGCCACCCGGCTGCTGTTCAAGCGCGCCGGATTTCGCGGCCACGGCCCTTGCTTTGATCATGGCCGCGGCGGCCGGTGCCGACTGGATCTGTTCCTGCTTCTGCTGCTGCTTGGCGCGGGCTTGGCGCTTGGCCAATATCGCCTTGTCGTCAGCCATCAGTTCTTCTGGCGTATTGTTGGTCTTCGCAACGAAAACCGCAATCTTGTCCATATCGAACGGATCAAGCAGGCTCATATCCTGCGTTATATTTATCATCTCTCGTATATTTTCCAGTGTCCGCAAGGTTCCGGCAGATTTCCCGGCATTTGCGGCATTTGCCAACGGCGAGGTGTCGATGATCTCGTAATGCCCCATCGCCTCGCGCAAGGCAGGCGGCATCGGCTCCAGCATCCGCATGTCGGCGAGCAAATCCAGTTCGCGTTCGACCAGGCCGCCGACATATTCGGTGTGCTGCCTACCAAGCGTCGGCGCCACCAGCATGCCCTTTTCGTTGACCAACTCGATCACCTGCGTCGCGGTCATGTTCGGATGCTCGGACAGCACCTTGAATAGAGAAACAAGGAACACGTCGTCGATGATGCTCTTTTCTTCCTGCATCATCTCGAGCGAAATCTTGATGTCGCCGGTGGGCAGCGTATGCACCAAGGGCCGGCCATCGGGGCTGACACCACCCTTGTTCTGGGCGCCGGGGCGCAGATCCATGCCCACCAGCCCGTCGTCGGCCATTAGCAGCACCGGATCGGCGGCGCGGTGGCCCTGCTTTAAGAACGTGATCTTCTGGGCGTTGAGGGTCTTCAAGCTCGGCAGCACGATCTGCGCCGGGCCCCTGCCCTCGACTTCGTTCGGGGCCTGGTCGTAGCGGGAGACCGCGTAGGGAAAGGTGCGGAAGCCGCTCTCTGGCTGCATCAGGCAGCGGCCATCGAGCGAGACATAATACGAAGAAAACGGGAACGCGCGCTCGTCCAGCGCCTCCGGATCGTAATCTTCCATCCGCGGCTTGACACAATGCAGGAAGGAATAGCGAAACTCGCTGTTCTGGGCCAGCGCCGAATGCAGCGCCTCCGGCAGATACTCGATGCCCCATTTCTGCGCGGCCTGGTAGGCGGTAAGCCTGAACCAGCGGATCATGCGGTCGACCTTGCCTTGGTGGTTCTCGCCAAAGTAGGTCTCGCCCAGCGGCACCGCCTTGTAGCGCAAGCCGCGGCCGCCGCCCTGCCAGCGGTTGTCGAATTTGTCGACATACATGGTGGAGTTGCCGAACGCGCCGAGCGACTGCCAGTTGTTATAGTTCTGGCCGGCGAAATTGGCGTGCGCGGCATAGCGCTGGCGGAACAGAAGCTTGGTGGTGTCCTCGAACCATACCCGCGAATTGCGGTCCTTCATCACGTAATCGTCGCCCTGCAGCCCGTGCCACTGCATGTTGCGCGGCGTCACCAGCGAATCGGCGATGGCGCAGAAGCGGTGCAGAGCGAGAGCCCCTGTCGCGTCGACCTGCTGCTGGGTCTTCTTGGCGCCGGGGGTCTGGAAATTCTGGTAGAAGAAGGTGCCGCGCGCGGTGGGGAGAATGAGTTCCGCGACCTCTTCCCACTGCATCGCAAACACCGAGCGGCGGCTCTGGTACTGGCCGAACTCGCGGATGATCGCACTGACGATCTGGGCCTCGCGATCACTGATGACGCGGGTCTTGCCGGTGGCCACCGTCAGCGCGGTGCCGTTGTAAGCGACGAGATCAGTGGATGAGGCGCTTGGCATCCGGGTCTTTCGGGTCAAAGGTCGGATCCAGCCGGCGGTCGGCGACCACCCAGGCTTGCGCACATTTGAAAAATTCGGTGCGGTCGGAATCGGAAAGTCTGCAGTGATCGGCGAGGTGCCGGAACGTGTCACGCATGGTCTGTTCGCTGGCGAAAATCACTAAATCAGGGATGATAACGCCATCGCGGTCGACCACATTGGCGACCACGCGTCCGGATTTGCTGATCTTTGCGGCTGTCGTCAGCGACGGAAGTGGAAGCGATCCGTCGAAGTCTTCAAAAATAAGCGCGCATAAAGTCAGCACCGCAGCATCGAAATTATGAGCCAGCACCGAAAGTATAATCGCGCGCAGGGTTCCGTGCGATTCCAGCAATACCCTGGCCTGCCAGCTATCATGCAGATCGAAGGCAAGCCTGTTTTCAGTAGCCAGCACCCTTTGGTCCTCCGCTCATGCCGAACAGCGAGGTCACGGCCATCGAGCCTGCGGGGCCCAGCATTTTGCTCTGCTGCATCTCGGCCATGCGCTTCTTGCGCTGCTCCTCGGTCTCGCCCTGTGCCTGCTGTTGCAGCATGTCGCCGAGACCTAGGCTCATCGCGCCGGGCGAAAGACTAGGCTGCGTGGGGAGCGGCATCGGCTTTTGCTTCCTCGTCCGCGGCCTTCTTCGCATCCGCAGCCGCCTTGTCGGATACTTTTGTCGCCTCGACCACTGCGGCCTTGGCGGCTTCGACGGCGACCTTTGCCGCCGACAAGGCAACATTGGCTTCGTCGACCTTGGCTTCGGCCTCGACCAGCTTCTCAAGGGCGGCATGCTCGGCGTGCTGCTCCGGCGTCATCGCCTTGAACGTCGAGCCGTAGCCGCGCTCGACATGACCTTCCTTGTTGCGCATTGCCTTGCGGCCGAGGTGCTTGTCCTCGAACGCGCGCAGCTTCGCCGCGCCGGTGTCGGTCGCTGGCTTGGTGCCGGCGCCACTGATCCAGTCTTTCTTGGTTGCTGGCTCTTCCGGCTTGATCACGGGCGCGGTGTAGGCAGGCGCGGGATGCGGCAGGGTCTCATCGGCCATAGGAAAACTCCGAAAAGGGCGGCGGGACGAACCCGCGCGCCAAGTCAAAAGGAGGAAACGCCAGGCTAAGAACCGGGCAATGTCACGGTGCGGTCAGGGGAGGGTTGCCAGCAACGCACCACAGCGATCAGGCGGCGGACCCGAACACATCGAAGTCGACACCGCGGGCGATCTGGCCGTCGCCCCACGCCATCCGTTCCGCCGCCTTGCCGCCCAGCCCGACCGCGCGCGCGAACCGCTTCATCATGATCGCGATGCGAAGCGCGGAAAGAAGATCGTCCTTCAGCTTAACGATCTTGCCTTCCTTCCTGTGATAGAACCGCCTCTCTTCGAGGATGTCCGACAGGTGCGCCGCGTATTTCAGCCGGCCCGACTGCTCGCGATCGTTGATCTCCATAACGCCAGCCTCGGTCGACACCCCACCGTTCGGCGGCGGCCATGTCGCATGCTCCGACAGCATCACGGCACCCTGCCGCTTGTAGTGGTCCGACATCGGCTTGCCGTCGTCCCTGCGCTGGGTGCCGTCCTGCGGCCATGCCACCGGGATCGCGGCCCCGATCGGCTTCATCGCCGCCCAATGCTGGATCGGGAGCTGGTCAGAAATCCGGATGCAGTGATGGACATGGATGACGTCGTTGTCCTTGTCCCACAGGATCAGCACCGCGGCAAACGGGTGATCGATCCCGAAGTCGATACCCCACAACTTGGCCCAGTGCGCCGGGATGTACTCAAGCGGCGCCTCGATGATGCTCTCTTCCGGCGCCAGCAGTATGCGCCCCGAGCCCAGCATCGGCACCCCGCGCGCCCGCGCCTCCCGCTCGTGCGGCAGAAATCCCGCGATGATCCGCGCCCGCTCCTCGACCGGGATGTGAAGCGCATCCTCGATCGTCATCGTCACCACGCCGCGATCCGGCGATGGTTCGTCAAGGAACCGCAGCACCACGCTGGAGCGGCCCTTCAGCGGCGTGAACGTCATGAACGCCATGCCCCCGGTCGCCACCGTGCGGGTCAGGAACTCGGCATAGACATCCTGCGGAGGTTCCTCGTCGCACCAGCCCCAGTCGATCGACTCGCCCTGGAACTTGGTGCGGCCCTGCTCATACGACTTGAACCGCGCCACCGACACCCCGCCCGACACATGCCGGACCTGGATCGTGTCATAGGCATCCGTCACCCCGCGCGCGAGGCTCGGCTTATCCACAAACAGATCCTTCGGAATCATCCCGGTGCCGAATAGCTCGTCCACCCCAGGCTCGCCGCACAGCTTCTTCTGCTGTACGTCCCGCACCACCAGCGAGGTCTCGCCCGCAATCCACCCCTTGGTCGCATGGTCGAACCGGCGCCCCTTCCAGTCAGACGGGTACAGCCCGGTCAGGTGGCAGGCCGCCTCATAGGCCCCGATATGCGTCTTGCCGTTCTGATTGCCCGCGATCAGCAGCCGCTCTCGCTTGGTGCGCCCGAGTTCCAGAAAGTCCTTCTGTCGCTTGTAGGGCTTGAAATCATAGAACTTCTGATAGGTCAGCCGGTAGTCCAGTAGCTCCATCAACTCCAGTTTTTCCTGGAGAACCTTGATGTTTTCAGTCATGGAGACCTAGCCTAAGTGCCTCCATGGCACGCAATTGCCCCATGGTGCAGCGCGTAAAAGCTCCCGGCCTGCAGTTCTCAGTGGCAGCATCGTAGATCAGTTTCGCCATGGTCAGATCGCGATCCGAATATCCACGCCACCAGTC